AAGGCGTCGGGAATCAACCCGAAGTCTTGATCTGCGGTTAAGGCGAGTTCGTCATATTCGGCCATTGCCGCTTTGCGCTTTTCCGCGTCGCTGTCGTATTTGGTTTCGTCAAACTCCGCGCGGCCCTTTGGCGCATAGTCTGCTAGATTAAAGGTGTTTGTCATGTGTTGGCCTTTGCTTCGTTGTATCGCTCTAACCATTCAGAGCAAGCGCTGCGCGGGTCATTGTGTCCGCTTGCTATTGCTTGAATCAATGGCAACATTTCGTCGGTCATTTTTTTAATAGCGGCGTTTCTGTCCATTCTGTCCCTCCAAAGCTGCATTTTTGCGCCCGCCTTGGCTTTGCGTTTTGCCTTAACTGCGTCGCTATGAATGCCGCAAGTTGTCGGGTTGCCGTCTTCATCTGGATCATTCTTTGCAAGGTTTGAGCAACTGCCAGAACGCCACTGCCCAGGCCGGTGAACGCTGGCGGTGCATCCCCAGCGTTGTTCGCCGTTCCAAAACGCCAGATTTGCTTTGCGTGTGTTATTTGTCATGGTTGCTTCCCTGCCCATTCTGCAAAGTTTTTCCTGTCGTCTGGTTGTAGACGCTTAAAGCACTCCGCAAGCATTATCTTTGTTTGTTTGGTTGTCATCGGATCGTCGCGCAGCTTGGTTGCCGATGCCAAGAAATACGCAGACCGCTCGTCATGGTTTGCAAGTTCGGCCCAGAACATTGCATCCCGGCGAACCTGCTCTTGTATCAGGGGGGCCTCTGGGAAGCCCGCCCCTTGAAACGCGGCCCATTCGCCTATGGTTGCGCCCATGACATCCTTGTCGGCCACCTCTGCCATGTCGTTCAGGCTGTCCCATATGATTTTGGCGTGCGTTTTGTGTAGGGCTTCGCGGTTCAATTGATACCATCCTTTGCGTTGGTTACATCGGGGTGCGCCCGTAGCGCCGCGACGTTCTTTTCTGTCATGTAAATCTTGCGCCCTTTCGTCACGGCCTCAGTATCGGTAACGGTCAATTCTTCATCGCCGTCTTTGATTACCGCGCCCGCCTCAACTGTGATTATGTCCATTCCGCCAAACATCAGCTTGCCTCCTCATATTCTACCAGCGCGGCGATTCCGATTGCGGTTATGTTGTCGTGCAACATGACCTTCCGCTCCAAAAAACCTTTGTCGTGCAGCGTGTGCATCAAATCATTTCTTACACCCGCCGCAATGTTGTTGCGCGGCGTGCCGTCACTGTATTTTGCCAGCGCAACCGCTTGCGGGGCGGTTAATGGCTTCCTGTTAGAAATGGTTTTGCCCATCCTACTTGCCCCCCTTATATTCCGGCGCCAGATAATCTGACAACAGCTTGATGGTCTTGGCGGTTGGGTTTGTGTGTGCGCCCTTCTTTATGTTCAGGATTGTGTTGCGATTGACGCCCGTATGGTCTGCAACCGTTGAGACCTGCCGATCATGTAAGGCCATTCTGATTTCGTCAGTGTTAAGCATTTTCCTGCCCTCGTTTGTGTCGTTGTGCAATTTATAAATTTCTCTGTGCATTTTGTATTGCATACCCCGCAACCTTGTGCAATAACTGATTTGCGGGATTAGAGAGTGCGACCCGCCGCACGCGGCCAATGAGCCAAGCAAAGGAAAACGATATGACTGACATTGTAGCACAAGCTGCAAAGCCCGCCGACCGCGCCGTAATGGTGACGCTCTGCGGCGATAGCGGGATGGGCAAAACCAGCCTAGCCGCAACATTCCCCAAACCAATCTTTATCCGCGCGGAAGACGGGATGCAGGCAATTCCAGTAGCCAATCGCCCAAACGCGTTGCCATTGGTTGCAAGTGTTGACCAGCTTTGGGAGCAACTTACTGCTTTGATCCATGAAGAACACGATTACCAAACAGTTGTCATTGACAGCGTAACCGCGCTGGAACGCCTGTTCATGGCAAGTGTTCTGGCAAGCGACCCCAAGGCCAAGTCGATCAATCAGGCAATGGGCGGTTACGGCGCAGGCACAAACGCCATTGCAGCGATGCACGGGCGGGTGCGCAAGGCTTGCGGGCTAATGACGGAAAAGCGCGGGATGCACGCGGTATTTATTGCCCACGCTGATCTTGAACAGATGAAGCTGCCCGACCAAGACGACTATATGCGCTACTCATTGCGCCTGCCAAACAAGTCCCTGCCGCCATACGTCGACGACGTGGACGTGGTTGGCTTTCTCAAGCAACAGATGGTCGTCATGGGCGACGAGGGCGAACGCAAGAAGGCCCGCGGATCAGGCAGCCGCGAATTGGTCTGCCACGTAACGCCGTCTAGCGTATCAAAGAACCGCTACGGCATCACGCAAGCGCTGCCTGTCACCATCGGCGTCAACCCCCTTGCCCCATTCGTTCCGGCGCTTGGCGGGATTACCGAAACACCAATCATTGAAACACAAACAGAAACGGAAACAGCATGAGCTTTTGGGATTTATCAGACGGGCAGACCGCAGCCGACACGCCGAAGGAATACGAAATCCCCGGCGGATCAATGGAACCAATCCCCAACAACAGCGACGTGTTGGCGATTGTGGACCAAGCCAAGTGGGCCGAAAAGGACGGTGCAAACTATATTGAATTGCGTTGGGCTGTCATGGCGCCGGAGGCAGTCAAGGGCCGCAAGGTGTTCCAGAAGCTATGGGTCACTGACTTGGACCCGAACGCCAAGGACGAAGCCAAGGGCAAGGCCAAGCGCGACAAAGCCCGCCGGATGCTGGCATCCATTGACGCAAACGCAGGCGGCAATTTGACCCGCACAGGTGACGCTCCAACCGACGAAACGCTGACAATGCACCTGTGCAACGTTCCAATGGTTATCAAGGTCATGGTTTGGTCTATGCAATACAGCGACGGGACGGAAATGGCGGGCAATTGGGTCAGCGCTGTATCGCCGTCAGACAAGCCGTTGCAGATCAGCAGCGAACCCCTGCCGAAAACCAGCGCGGCCCCTGCGCCATACCAAGGCGGAAACAGCGACGTAGGGGACGACGAAATCCCGTTCTAGGTAAACCCACCGACCCCCAACGGAGCGAAGGCGCATGACCGCCGATCAGCCTGAGTAATTCAGCGCCGCGCCGTTGGGGTTTATCGCAACAAAGACAGGACAATGACATGGGATATTTGGCACTTATAGATGGACTTGAAACGTATTTTTACCGCAACGAGTTGAACATTTACCCCGAAGAAAATGACCAAGCGTTTCAAACCTTTTTTGATTCTTTGTCCAACTCACGTCTTTGGGAACTTTTGAAAGATGTAGAAATGCTTATTGAAATGGAAAAAACATGACACAAGAACAGATGAACGAAATCCTCGACGCGGCATTTGCCAAGGTGTTTGGGGATAAGTGGTAATGGAGCAACGCACACCGGAATGGTTTGCAGCGCGCGCGGGTCGTGTGACTGCAAGCAACGCGGGGGCCTTGCTGGGCTTGTCGCCACACACAAGCGAGGCGGACGGGTTTCGCCGCCTTGTGCGATCAATGCACGGCTTTGACAGTGAGTTTGTTGGCAACGTCGCCACCGAATACGGCACGTTTCACGAGGACGGCGCGCTTGCCGAATACAAGATGGAAACGGGCCATGATGTTGAGCCTTTGGGCTTTGCCACGCATAGCGATTGGTTGGGGGCGTATGTCCAAAACGTTGATCTTTATAAATTGGTCGAGGTGTACTGCCCATATGGCCAGCGCGACAAAAACCCGCCTAATTTTAAGCCAATTAAAGATCAACCGCAAATGTACGCCAAGATGCAAATTGCAATGTTTGCAGATTGCAGCGACTCGTGCGATTTTTTTCAATGGTCGCCACACGGCACAATGTTGCAACGGGTTAATTTTGACATAGCATGGACGCGCGAATACCTTCCAGAATTGTGCGCCATATGGACACGCGCCAAGAAGGCCGACCCCGCCGATTTTGTTGGGCCCAAGCGTCAAGAATACGACACGCCGGAAGCCGCCAAGCTGGTCGCGGAATATGACGAACTGCAGGACGCAATCGACAACGCCAACGACCGCAAGAAAGACATCATCAAGCGAATGGTTGAAATGTCTGGCAAGCGCAACGCGGTGATCGGCGGGCGAAACCTCACGCTGGTGAAGAAAAAGGGTGCCGTTGCCTATGCCAAAGCGCTGGCAAAGATTGCACCGAAAGCTGACCTTGATCCGTACCGGGGCAAGTCCAGCGAATCGTGGCAATTGAAGTGACACCCGACCAAGAGGCCCGCGCGAACGACGCCGCAAACATGATACTTGCGGAATTAGACGCGGCACAAACGGCGGACGAATGCGAAGCGGTTGCGGGTAAGCACGCCAAGACGTTCGCTCGTTTGCAGGAAGTCCACCCCGTGCGGGCCATCCATATTATCAATCTGGCGTCAATGCGCAAGCGTGACTTCACCCGCGCCGCCCGCGCCTATGACCAACAGCACAACCAACAGCAAGAGGATTTGTTTCGATGACCCTGCGCAAATATCAACAGGACGCTCATGACGCGGCTTGGCAACATATGCGGACCAGCGTTGACCCATGCCTGATTGAAGCGGCGACGGGCGCGGGGAAGTCGCATGTGATCGCAGAACTTGCCAAGACGATCCAAACCGCGACAAGCAAAAAAGTGCTTTGCCTTGCGCCGTCCGCCGAACTGGTCACGCAGAACCGCGAGAAATATATCGCCAGCGGTCACAAGGCTAGTATGTTCAGCGCAAGCGCGGGGGCCAAAGACCTGCGGCACGACGTTGTTTTCGGATCGCCCCTGACGGTCAAGAACCGGATCAGCCGGTTTCAATCTGGATATGCAGCCGTTGTCATTGATGAAGCGCACGGCCTAACGCCCACGATTAAGGGCATTATTGACGCGATGCGGGAGGGCAACCCAATGCTGCGCGTCTTGGGCCTCACAGCGACGCCATACCGCCTTGGCAGCGGCTATATCTTTCGCCAATGGCCGGACGGCAAGACGAACGGCGACGATACTTGCCGCGATCCATACTTTCCCATCTTGGTGGACAGGATCACAGCGCCGGAACTAATTAACCTTGGGTTTCTGACAAAGCCCGTGATGGGATCGGCGGGGGCCGAGGGATACGATACGGCAAACTTGACGGCAAACGGGCAAGGTAAATTTGACGCCGACGCCGTGGATCGCGCGTACCACGGCCACGGGCGCAAGACCGCCGCAATCGTCGCGGATGTCGTGGCGCAATCCCGCAACCGCAACGGCGTGATGTTTTTTGCAGCAACCGTCCAGCACGCCCGCGAAATCATGGCAAGCCTTCCGCCTGATATGTCGGCAATCGTGACAGGCGAAACACCCAAGGGCGAACGCAAGACGATCCTGTCAGCGTTCAAGGCGCGGGTCATCAAGTATCTGGTGAACGTGTCTGTTTTAACGACGGGCTTTGATGCGCCTCACGTCGATGTCATTGCCATATTGCGCAAGACAGAAAGCGTTGGCCTGTTGCAACAGATCATCGGGCGCGGGTTGCGCTTGGATAACGGCAAGGCCGATTGTCTGATTTTGGACTATACGACCAACATTGAAGACCATTGCCCAGATGGCGACTTGTTTGCGCCGGAAGTCAGGGCGGGCAAGGAAAGCGGCGAGGGCAATATGCGC